CGTTAGCTGGCGCGGACTAACAACGGAGCAAACAACATGAACTCAGCCGAACTCGTAGCGCGCATCAAAAACCTGCTGCCCAAGGTCGAAGAACGCAGCGCCAAGGGCTTCCGCACGCAAGAGGCTATGCGACTGCTGTACGAACTCGAAGGAACCGTAGGCGCCCTTCTCGCCGTGGCTTGTGCGGAGTATGCGAAGGAGGGGCAATGATAATCTGCCGACAAACAATGCAATTCTGCCAGACGCCCGGTATGTGCTCGCCGTTTGGCGGATGCCGTCCCGATCCGCAACCCGTCCAGGTTGGTTGGAAATGTCCCGTTTGCGGCAAAGGCAACGCACCCTTTATGCCCACCTGCGGCAACCTGACATGCGGCGTCGATTTGACGAAGGGAGCGACGGCATGACCTTCCAATCCGAATTCCACGGCAACGAGACCGACAGCAGCGGTGATGCGCTACTCAAGGTCGGCGACGTTGAGCGGGCTATGCATTTCGAGACCTTCGCTGACTATCACGCCGTCGCGCAACTGCTGAACGAAGCACGCAAGGTCGGTCGCGAGGAAGCGGCTAAGGAATGCGTATGGCGTATGCAGGCGCTGGCGAGAGATATGGGGGTGAGCGTTGAGCACGATTAATCCGACCTTCTCAGGAGAGTTTCAACTCGCGGGCTGGAGCGAATCGCACAACGGCGGTTGCAAGGTCACATTCTGGCTTGCCGACTCCAGCGACCTTGATGCATTCCGCGCCATGACGGTCCGCAAGGGCAATCAGTCGGGTCATCGCCTCGCTGCGGTGCTGGTTGAGATTGGAGACGACGAAAAGCCAGTCCAGCCCGAGCCGGAGAAGCCGAAAGGCGGTGCGCTGGCGAAGCTGGCGGCGCTTTGGTGCCAGGAATCGACCTTCCATGAGTTCCTGTTTGAGGCGAACAGCATGGACGTCGTGCCTGACGAAGCTGAAGCCGTCTCGTTGATCTATCTCATGTGCCACATCACAAGCCGAGCCGAGCTCGACAACGACGCCGAGGCGAAGCGCCTGTTTGATGAGCGCATTCGCGGGCCGTATTCGAAGTATCGCGCCGCAAGGGGGCTGTCGTGAAGATCGCACTTTCCCTTGTTTATTTCGCGCTCTACGGCATCACGTGGCCATATTACGTGGGCGGCAGGACACGCGGAGGGCTGATGCTCCTTTGCATAGTAATGCCGTATCTGGCGTTTTGGTTCGGGTGGTTCTGCAAATGAAGCGCACTCCACTAGCGAGGAAAACGCCCCTCCAGCGCGGCTCCTGGAAACACTCACCTAACACGCAACCGGACTGGCGCGCAGAGTTGAGGTCGGGAGGTATCAAGCGATCGTCGCTCAAGAGCAAGCCCAAGCGCGTCACGGTAGCGGATGGGGCGAAGTATCTGGAGGCTTGTAAAGGCGAAGACTGCTATTTGCGCGTGCCGTCACAGTGCCGGCGCATCCCGAACGATGAGACGGTCGTTCCGTGCCACGAGAACAGCCTCGCAGCGGGCAAAGGGATGGGATTGAAGTCGGACCATCGCCGAACCGTTCCGGGCTGCTTCTGGTGCCATTCGTGGCTCGATCAGGGTAAGGGCACGCGAGAGGAAAAGGCGATCGTGTTCAAGCTGGCATACGCCGAATGGGAGCCGGTACGAAATAGAAAGATGGGGCTGACAGAGCCTGTAGCGGAGGCCGCTTGACAGCGTACTACAACGAGATCGACCCGTATGCCGCCCAATGGCTGCGGAATCTAATAAAGGCCGGCCACATCGCGCCGGGTGACGTTGACGAACGGAGTATTGAGGATGTCCGACCTGATGACTTGCGAGGCTATACCCAATGTCACTTCTTCGCCGGCATTGGAGTCTGGTCTTTCGCTCTCAGAATGGCCGGTTGGGAAGACTCTCGACCTGTTTGGACCGGGTCATGTCCTTGCCAACCCTTTAGCATCGCGTCCCTCGTCAACCGTAAGGGATTCGACGACGAGCGGCACCTGTGGCCCGTCTGGTTCGAACTCATCCGCGAGTGCAGCCCTTCAGTCGTCTTTGGAGAACAGGTTGCGAGCCCTGACGGAAGCAAATGGCTCGACGGCGTTTTCGATAACCTGGAAGGAGAAGACTACGCCTGCGGGGCGGCGGTACTTACAGCAGCAGGCGCGGGCGCTGACCACATCAGAAGGCGGAACTATTTCACTGCCAACTCCCTGCGCGAGGGACGGCAAGGACATCAGCCGATCGAACGCGTTTCTGTCGCAACGCCAGAGGCATTCGCCGAGTCTCGCAACGCGGCTGCTCGAATCCGGGCTGCCATGGCAGGTGATTACGCCGGTCTATTGCCTGGCGATGAACCTACCATTGCACTGGAACGACTGCGCGCCAAAGGGTACGGCAACGCGATCAACGCGCGAACCGCGGCAATGTTCATAACGGCATCAATGGAAACTTTGGAGGCAGCGTAATGGATCTGGACGAAATGGAACGACTGGCGAATGCTGGCGTCACTCGCCTATCAGAAGTCAAAGCCCTTATCGCCGAGGTGCGAGCGTTGATGAATCGCACGATGGACTTGGAGGCTGTCAGGGACGGACTAGCCGAAGCACTGGAAGGCATCGTCACGTCACACGACGGATATTGCGAGCATCACAAAAACGTCAGCCAGCATTCATACGCTTTGGCTGGCATCGCTCAAGAGGCGCTTCATGCTTGGAGGGACTTCCTGTGACGCCCTTCTTCTATGGCCTAGCAACAGGCTTCCTCCTCGGAGGCATAGCGTTCGGAATATTCGCTCTGCTGCTTCTGGTGCATCGCAAGCCGCCCGGCATCACCATGCACGCCCGAAAGCCAGTAGACGTGCCGCACCGGAGGCAGTGGAGAGATGCGCCGGAGCGGCGGGAGGAAGGAGTCGATTACCGCTTCATGGGCGTGGGTAACGAAGAAGTCTGAATTAGTATTGTTCGAGCGGCCAATATCACATCATAGCCGTTCGGACAACTGAATTTTTATGATACAATATACGGGCTAATGCGCGTTGTTTTCCACAATAGATTGTGCGGGGTAAAAGATGACGCAAGACCAATCAGATGAAGTCGAGCACTTGCTGAGATGCTGGTATGAATGGCAGTGTCGCCAGTCGATCGCCATGCACGCGAAGATGTTCTACCGCCCTACCGATGCGACGTGCCGCCAGTCCGTTACGCAGACAACATGCGACGAGGACGACGAGCACGCTTACCAGTGGGCGGACGATCAGCAATCGGAGCAAGTGCAGCTTTGCGTCGACGAACTGACGATCGAGCAGCGAGCGGCGATTTCAACATCGATGCGCAATAAGTCTAGCGACGCGTCAGTGTGGAGATCAGTGCGCGTTGGCGATCAGCATGCGGTTTATCAGTCGGCCAAAGTGGATTTGTACCCGCTACTGATGGCACGGCATCTAATCCAGTTGACGGAGGCTATATGAGTTACGAAACGGCATTTGCGGCAGTTCCGGATTGTCAGGTTGTGTGGGCTGAATATTTCGGCTCATACCAAGGGCGATTCCTTGCCAAGATTATCTATAAGGGCGAGACGCTTTTCTTGCACGACTGGTATGGGTCATGTTCAGGTTGCGATTCATTCGAGGCCGAGTTTGGCTTGGATGACGATTCGAAGCCGGACTATCAAGAGCGCCTGGCTGCATTCGGTCTGCCGTATGTTGAATCTGCCCTTCCGCTTGAGAACATTCTGGCGACCCTCCGTAAAGAAGCCAGTGATTGGGACGATGAAATCAAAGAAATGATCGCCAAGCTGGAGTCGGAAAAGGCTGGTGAAAATATTTCTTCGGCAGGGGTTGTAAACCCGGAAACTTTGTGATTGAATACGGGGTAGGGGCACTGCGCCCAAAATCAGCCCGACTTGGTTAGCGCCAGTCGGGCTTTTCATTTCTAGCTCGCCATGCGCTTCCCTGCCCCTCTCCGATCCCGCGATTACGGGAACCCGGAGGATATTGTCGCTGCCCGGCAGACAGAGGCGGCGAATAAGGCAAAGCGCGCGGCAGAGGCAGAGGCGAATACGCCAGTAGCAAGGCGTCCAGTGCTGACTGTCCGCAAGGGCTGGCATGCGCGCAAAGCTGCTGAAGCTCTTTTCGATTTCCCCGCGGCTGCTTCCCAGTAGCCCGTTTGTCCCGCCCGTGGCGCAACGCCGCTCGTCCGGGAGAGTAAGCCCGGAAGAATTCATGACTGAAGCTAACGCACTGATAGACAGCATCGAACAGGACGTACAGCGTCTGCGCAATCTTGACGCCGCCCTGCTCGCTTCCTTGATCGCGCGGCTTGATGCACTTCGCAGGATGCTCTGATGGGCTGGAATCCAATAGCAGCATGGGCGATGTTCTGGGCGACGGTATCGATGGGCGCGACTCAGACATTGCTGGACATTGCCGAGCAGATGGAAGGCGAAGAATAAAGCCGTCACGCGGCGGTCGGCGCCGCAGAGTACATCCGGGCGGCTTTTAATTCCGCGAAACGCAGAACATTGCCTCTTTCTCGGGCATAGGCGGCAATAGTTCCTGGGAAAGGCGGAATAAAGAATAAGCAAGGGGCGGGTAAGCCCGCAATGACTAACGGCAACAGACAGGAGCGATCGGGTGAAGCCGCCCGGCCCTAGTGGTCCGAGTCTCGGGTGATACGCCAGTTCATAAGCCCAAAGCGTATCCGGTGCCGCACGAAACGCGGGCTTTCACTTCTGCCGGTGATGCGTCACAACCCCAAGGGGCGGCAGACGTGAATGCGATGCGCAGAACTTGGGGACCTTCCGTGGACTAGTCCCAAGGCTATTGGTGACGCTAGAACTGTCCGATCGGCAGATGCAGAGATAGCAGCAAGCGATTCACGGTTAGCGGATCGCGTTCAACGAGGAAAGCTCCGGTACGCAATCCGGCAAGCTGGTGAGAAGCCAGCGCCTTCATGCATGGCGGTTTAGCGAGCGTCGCACCGAGTACCCATTAGGGTTCGCATAGGGAAACCGGGAAGCCGCCATCCACGAAGGCAACACAAACGGTCGCGCCGGGCGATAGCTCCCTGCGGGTCATGCGGACTGGCGTCGAGCCTTCACCACATTTGATAACCATGAAACCAGTCAAGCAAACGAAGCTGTATTCAGCCGATGGCATCCACAATGGCAATTGCCTTGCTGCATGCCTGGCGTCGCTGCTTGAATTGCCGCTTTGGATGGTGCCGCCGTTCGAAGACATGTTCGGGCGTGGTGATCACACTTCGCGCATGGTCGAATGGCTTGATCGCATGTTCGGCATGGAGTTGCGCGCCTATAGTGGCCATCCGGTTGACGATATGCCGGAGTTCTACATTGCCAGTGGGAAGTCGCCGCGCGGCGTGCATCACGCTGTCATTTACAGCAAGGGCGCACTGGTACACGACCCGCACTTCTCCGGCGCCGGTATCGAATCGGTCGAGAATGTGAAATATCTTCGCCCGATCGAATAGCCTTCACCACAAATCCCCTCGTCACTTCACGACGATTTGCCCGCCGAGTGCGGGCGTTTTTATTTGATGGTGCGATCGATGGCTCGGAAACCCAAAGCTGAGCCGGTCGCGTACGCATACATACCGCTGTTCCAGATTCCGATCTACAACGGGAAAGTATTGCTGTGCGTAACCCGCGAAGAGTGGGCCGGTGTCGCCTTGATGTACGAGGGCGATCCCGACACTGAGGGGTGTAAAGGGCTAGCCATACGGTATCTGAACAGCGAAGGCCGCACGTATGTGATCGGTGTATTTGACGGCGCCGCAGATACGTTCCTGCACGAGCTGGATCACACGACGTTTCATATCCTGGGCGATGTAGGAATACCGCTTGAGGACGGTGGCGCGAACGAGGCGCATACATATTTGCTCTCTTGGCTGTTCCGCGAGACGTTTCCAGTCTTTCAGGCGGCGACGGCGAAACAACCAAAATTGCGTTCATAAGGGGAAACCGTGGATCCAAAGCTTCTCGAATATGCGACAGAGCGACAGCGCCAGATTTTATTGGCAGTCGAGGAGCACGGATCGCAGCGGGCCGCAGCGGAAGCGCTGGGCTTGGCTCACGGCACGGTTGGCGACCTGGTTGCCGCGGCGAAGAAGAAGGCTGCGCGCGCTGGATATGCGCCCGGTCATTGGACTGGTGGCGTCGCTCCTGGGTTCGTGACTGGCAAGGTAACAGTCGCCGTCAATGCGAAGACGGGTGAGGTTGAGCGGTACTGGCAGCGGCAACATCCCGACAGGGACGAGAGCGAGCGAGTTCTACGCGAATTCGCAGAGTCATTAGCTGAAGGCGTCAAAGGCCTTGCGCCAATCACTCCGCCACCAGAGCACTCACTTGATGATCTGCTGTGTGTGTACCCCATGGGCGACCCACATTTCGGGGCTTTGGCGTGGTGGGAGGAAGTCGGCGAAGACTTCGACCTGAAAATCGCCGAAAGGCTGACATGCAGCGCTATCGACAGGTTGATTTCTGCCGCTCCTGCTGCTGCAACCGCCCTGCTCCTGAACCTCGGCGATATGTTCCACGCCGACAATCAGAAGAATGAAAGCCAGTCGGGGCACAAACTTGACGTCGACGGGCGCTGGGCGAAGATTCAGAAGGTCGGCCTGAATGCGATGATCTACTGCATCAGACGCTTGCTGGAAAAGCATAGCTTTGTGATCGTTCGCATCAACCGAGGCAACCACGACGGCCATTCTGCCTATGCGCTGGCGCTGATGCTGTCGTGCTGGTTCCATGACGAGCCGCGCGTGCAGGTTGACCTATCGCCTGCCATCGCGTGGTATTACCGCTTCGGCAAAGTATTCATCGGATCAACGCATGGCGACACCATCAAGGCCAAAGACATGCTGCCGGTCATGGCGGCCGACAGACCAGAGGACTGGGGCGTAACAAAGCACAGAGCCTGGTATGTAGGTCACGTCCACCATCAGGAAGTGCAGGAATATCACGGCGGCACGGTTGAATATTTCCGCACGTTGGCGGCTCGAGACGCCTGGCATACCGGACAGGGCTATCGTGCCGGCCGGGATATGCGTCTGATAGTCCATCACCGCGAACACGGTGAGATCGAGCGCCATCGTTGTGATGTGGGCATGTTGCAGGAAGCCGCATGATCTCCCCCGAAGCCCTATTCCTCGCCTACACGATATTTGTCGCGGCTTGCGTGGTTGTGGCGGGGAGAGGGTGAGCACCGCCGCACGAACGAATTAATCTTTCAGGATCATCATGACAGTTCCACTTACCCCGCCGCAGAATTCGCTCGGCATGCCGCAGACCGCAATTCAGTGGACGGGCTCGAACGGTCTGGTGCTCCCTGCTTCGGCCGGCACGGCGTATATCGCAGCAACTTTGAATTCGGCTAGCGGCACGACTTCGACCAACCTGATCACAGGCGCTCCCGGCTATTACATCGCGCAGATCGGTTTCCAGTGCGACCCGACTGCAACGATGTCTGCTGGCGGGATGGAGACGGTGACGTTCACGGATTCTGTCTCGGGAACGGTCGCGCAGTTCCGCATCTATATCCCCGCATCAGCCGCCGCGCCTACGGTGCCGACAATCATCCGGCAGACCAACGAAGGCCCGTTTGTGTGGAATAACAAGATCGCGAACAGCATCCTGTCAGTCGCTCTGGGTACGGCGCTGACGGCGGGGACGATTCGGGTGTTTGTGCGGTATGGGTTGTGTAGCTATCTGGGCTGATTGAGATAAATCTTCGAAAGCCCCGCGAGCCACAAGAAAAGAAATACTCAAAGGATTCAAAGTGGCGCAAGAAAAGAAAGCCGCGCCAGACTGGGAGCGCATCGAGGCCGACTACCGGGCTGGCGTGTTGTCGATCCGGGAAATTGCTGGCGCACACGGCATCACCGATACTGCGATCCGCAAGCGCGCCAAGCGTGACGGATGGGTTCGTGATCTCGCCGAACGCATACAGGCTAAGGCTGACGCGCTGGTTCGCACCGCAGAGGTTCGCACACAGGTTCGCACGGAAAGCGCGATCCAGGAGCGCGAACTTGTTGAGGCAAATGCCGAGGCAATCGCCCGCATTCGCATGAGTCATCGGAGTGACATAGCCCGGTCCCGCAAGCTGGCAATGTCTCTGCTCGAAGAGTTAGAGATAGAGACTGGTGATATTGACCTGTTCCGAGAACTGGGCGAAATCCTCCGGTCGGATGATGACAAAGGCCAGGACAGGCGGAATGACCTGTACAACAAGGTTATCTCCAGTGCGGGCCGAATCGACAGCATGAAAAAGTTGGCCGAGACCATGAAGACGCTGGTCGGCTTGGAACGCGAAGCCTATGGACTCGTTGAGGCGCAGAAGGTTGAATTGACCGGCAAGAATGGCGCCCCGATAGAAACGCGCAGAAGCGCCAAAGACTATTCCGATGATGAACTCGCCGCTATCGTTGCAGGCGGCAGCGCAGGAGTTGTTGATCCGACGTAAGGCGCGCGCCAGCGTACTAGATTACGCCAACGCAATCGATGTGCCGGGAAAGCCGGTCGGTGAGGAAGATCCTGACACGGAGTTTTTCCAACCCATCGAAACGACGATGGCGCAGCACCACCGGATCATCCTCGAGACGATGGAGCGCGTCAGCAGCACGCGTTACGGACGGGCCATGTTTTTCATGCCTCCCGGTAGTGCTAAAAGCACATATGCATCAGTAGTTTTTCCCTCTCGCTATCTTGGCGCCGCCCCTAACCGAAAGCTTATCCTTGCCAGTTATGGCGATGACCTGGCGCGCAAGATGGGGCGCCGCACTCGGTCGATAATCAAGCAGAGCCGTTACAAGCGGATATTCGACTGCGAACTGACGAGCGAATCGTCGGCGGCCGATGAATTTTCGCTGACGAACGGTAGTGAATATATTGCTTGCGGCATTCAATCGGGCGTCACAGGCAATCGCGCGAACGGCGTAATTATCGATGACCCGGTGAAAAACCGTGAGCAAGCCGATTCGCCGACGATCCGCGACAAGATCTGGGGCGAGTACGAAGACAGCGTGAAGACACGTCTTGTGCCTGGCGGTTGGGTAGTGATTATCCAGACCCGCTGGCACGAGGACGATCTCGCTGGCCGCATCCTGCCGGAAGACTGGAAAGGCGAAAGCGGCCCAATCCTTTGCCGCGATGGCAACGTCTGGGAAGTCGTCTGTCTGCAGGCGCGGTGTGAAGTCCAAAACGATCCGCTTGGCCGAAAGATCGGCGAATACCTCTGGCCGGAATGGTTTGACCGTCAGCACTGGGCGCAGTTTCAGAACAACGTCCGCACGTGGGCATCGCTGTATCAGCAGTTGCCCAGGCCGCTCGACGGCACGCTGTTCAAGGTCTCGTCGATGTTGGTCGACGGCAATCCGGTTGCGATGCCGCGGCAATGCGATTACGTATTCGCGATTCTGGACAGCGCGCTCAAGGCCGGAGACAAGAACGACGGCACGGGCGTTACCTACTTTGCCCGCAACAAGTATGTCGGGCATCCCCTGCTGATTCTCGATTGGGATATCACGCAGATCGAGTCTGACTTGCTGACTGAGTGGTTCCCGACCGTGATGGAGCGCCTGGTTACTCTCGCCCGAGAGTGCGGAGCGCGGATGGGTAGTGCGGGTTCGTTCGTTGAAGACAAGGGATCAGGCATCACCCTGCTTCAACGAGCCACTCGTAGCGGCTGGCCGGCGACGGCAATCGACAGCAAGTTGACTTCGTTGAGCAAGGACGCCCGCGGTAGTGGCGTTTCTGATTACGTAGAAAGCGGCATGGTCAAGATTTGCGAGCCTGCATACAACAAGGCCGTCGACTACAAAGGACGCACGCAAAACCACTTCCTCAGCCAGTTCTTCGGTTATCGGCTGGGCGTTCCCAATCAAGCGGATGACCTGTACGACACGGGCGTCTATGGAATTGCAATTGGCCTAGGAGATTCTGACGGCCTATAGAGATATCCCACATGGCAGAAATCCTAATCGAAGGCTCCAAGCTGTCCTCGGCTTTGATGGACATCTTGATGGCCGACGACATCATGCCGGGTTCGGAGATCTCGTATCAACTCGCCAAGACGTTGTACGCATGGCATCCGCTGGGATCAAAGATCGTCGATCAGCCGATCAAGATCGCGATGTCGCAGCAACGGAAGATCTCCATCCCGAACAGCCCGGAAGAGCGCGTACGCGAGGCTTTCGAGCGCAAGTGGGCCGAGGTCAACGCTGACACATATATCGCCAATGTTTGGCGTCTCGGCAAGATCTATGGCGCCTCGGCGATCGTCTACGGTGCGGAAGGCGTCGATACTGATAAGCCGATTCCGCCCGAAAAGCTGGCCGGTTTGCAGTTGTATTTCAATGCGCTCGATCCGTTGAATACGGCAGGCTCGCTGGTTCTTAACCAGGATCCGAACGCGCCGGACTTCCAGAAGCCGACGATCGTCACGGCAGCCGGCCAGACGTATCACCCGTCACGCAGTCTCGTGTTTTTCAATGAGGCGCCCTTGTACATCGAGTACACAAACAGCGCATTCGGTTACACGGGCCGCTCCGTCTACCAGCGCGCGCTCTACCCGCTGAAGTCGTTCGTGCAGACGATGATCGCCGACGACATGATCAGCCGGAAAGTCGGCGTGATCGTCGCGAAAATGAAGCCTGCCGGATCTATCGCCGATCGTGCGATGGCTGTCCTGCAAGGCATCAAGCGAAACGTCGTCAAGGAAGCACAGACCAACAACGTCATCAACATCACGCCGGAAGAGGCGATTGAGACGCTCAATCTGCTGAATGCTGATGGCGCACTGACGACGGCGCGCAAGAATATCCTCGAGAACATCGCCGCAGCCGTTCCGCAGCCGGCGAAACTTCTCAACTCCGAATCGTACGCTGAAGGCTTTGGCGAAGGCACGGAAGACGCGAAGGACCTGATTCGCTACATCAAGCACGAGCGCGAGGTTGTACAGCCGCTCTATCAGTTCTTCGACAACATCGTGATGCGTCTGGCGTGGACGCCTGAGTTCTTCGAGACGATCCAGAACACGGTATCCGACTACAAGCGGATGTCGTACGAAGAAGCTTTCTATCAGTGGAAGAACTCGTTCGAAGCAACGTGGCCTTCACTGATGGAAGAGCCGGAAAGCGAGCTCGTCAAGGTGGAGAAAATCAAGTTTGAAGCGATGACCGCCGCGCTGGAAGTGGTGAAGCCTGATCTTGATCCGAAGAACAAAGCACGTCTGATCGAATGGTTCGCGGACAACATGAACGAGTCCAGGCGGCTATTTCCGAATCCTCTCGTCCTGGACTACGAGGACCTTGAGAATTACGAGCCGCCGCAGCCCGATGTAGAACCCAGTGAACCACATCCGCGCAATATCTGATGGCAACTTTCTATCAAACCGTCTCCGAGGCAATCAGGGAGTTCGAGGAGCACGGCTTTGATAGCGTCGAGCGCCTGCAATACTGGACCGACAGGATCCGGAAGGCCGCGATCGAATCGCTGACGCCTGAATCGGTGCTCAACGACACGCTGACTCGCACGCTTGGCGGCATCTATAAAAAGCTCGTCGACGACGGGCAAATCCTGAAGGCTCATCAGGGCGTTGGCCGATTCACCGTCGATCGGCTGAAGCCGAAACTTCGCAGCGAACTCGATCGGCGCCTGATGGTGTCGCGCAGCCTCATCAAGCTCAATCGCGAGGCGATGGTCGAAAAGACCGTTCAACGCTTCGCCGGCTGGGCTTCGTCGGTTCCTGCTGGCGGTAGTCGCTCGGTCGATGTGAAGGACACGAAAGACAACCTCAGGAAGGCGCTGACTTCGCTCCCATTCGAGGAGCGTCGCTGCGCCACGGACCAAGGGCACAAGTTCATCGCGGCGTTGAACGAGATTGTCGCGGTCGACGGCGGCGCAATCGCCATGAAGTGGCATAGCAAATGGCGACAGCCTGGCTACAACTACCGAAATGACCATAAGGAGCGCGACGGCGTTATCTATCTGTTGCGCTCCAGTTGGGCGAAAGACAAGGGGCTGGTCAAACCCGGCCCTGATGGCTACTACGACGACATCACCAAGGTCGGCGAGGAAGTGTCCTGCTCGTGCCAGGCCGAATGGATCTATGGGCTTCGCGGGCTCCCTGCCCACATGCTCACCAAGAAAGGCGAGGAATCGCTCGCTGAGGCACGCGCCAAAATCGCCGCAATGAAGAGATGACATATGTCGCTTGAACACGGATCGTCGCAGGAAGCGATCAGCAAGAACATCGCGACGGAAATCAACGCTGGCAAAGACCCGAAACAAGCCGCAGCAATCGCCTATAGCGTGGCCGGAGAGAGCAAAGCCGACTCCGAAAAGATCTACGCGGCCGGAACTCTGATCGTCGCTGACGGCAATGTCCTGTTTCTGCGCCGCGGTAACGGTGGCGATCACCCGGGCGAATGGGCCTTTGCTGGCGGGCACATCGAAGCCGGCGAAACGCCCGAAGAAGCCGCTCGGCGCGAGACGCAGGAAGAGACTGGTTACGAGCCGCACAAGCTGATCGAACTGGGCAAATCCGATGACGGCGCGGCCGAGTTCACGACGTTCTACCACGAGTGCAGGCCGTTCGATGTCGCTCTGAGCGATGAGAGCACAGAATATCTCTGGTCTCCGATTGGGACCTGGCCCGAACCGCTGCACCCTGGCTGTCGATTTGTGCTCGAGTCCGACGTTTTCAAGGCGGTCAAGAAAGCGCACATGACCGAGACGGATCTGGCCCGCGCAATGG